ATTTAAGCAAAAGCGACTCGCGTTGCCGTGGTCTGAAGAAGGCGGTCAGATCGTTACAGATGCAGTGGCGAGCGAATACAATTTATTGGACGATTGGGCTGGTGAGGCTGTTTTAACGCCCCGAGGAAAACTGCACGAGCGAGAAGGTGCTCCAGCTGGAAGTATTAACTTCAGAACGGCTGGTGTGGACGTTCAACGCGGTCACTTCTGGGTGGCTGTGCGGAGCTGGGGGATTAAGGGTCATAGCAGATTGCGAGCCTTTAGTAAGGTCGAGACTTGGCAGGGCGTTGAGGAATTTCTGAAGAACCAAGGGGTGCATCCTGCTTTGGTTTTCGTGGACTCAGGAGACAACACGCAAGAAGTGTATCGAGAGACGGCTAAACGAAAGTGGAAGTGCGCTCGTGGTAGCGGACAAGAGGACTTTGCCTCAACGGATAAGGACGGAAAGACGACTCGGCGGTTTTATTCCGAGAAGCAACGCATCCTTGTTCCGGGTTTAACGACTCGGGCTGAACTTGTGGTTTGGTCGAATTTAGCTGGTAAGGATTTACTGCACGGACTCCGCAGTCGGAAACTCCTGACCTATGGACGAGACGCCAGCACCGAATACGTCGAGCAGTTGAACTCAGAAGTCCGAGTAAAGGACAGACGCACAGGGAAACCGATGTGGATTCTTCCGCAGGGCAAGAAGGACAATCACGCTCTGGACTGCGAATTGCTTTGTTTGCTGAGTGCCGTGCGTTGGGGTATTGTCGGCAGGGAAGCTGACGCTAACGAAAGCATCGAATGATATTGAATAAACAGAAAACTAATTTGCTTTTCGTGCAGTTGCCATTTGAATCAATTCTGTCAGCAGGGCATCAGTTTTTTGTCGTTGTGGGACTTCGTTTTGTCTGGTGCTCTGCTGATTCCCTTAATCCTTTTCGATTTATTGCCAGAAAAGTCAGTATTATGGCATCTGGCTTATTCATAGGACTCACTGAGGACGAACTATTGCTCATCAAATGCAAGGCGGTCAGCCTTATTACTGAAGGAAAGACGACGATGTCTTACTCCGACAGTGGTTCATCTGTCTCAAAGAATTTTGTGATGCACCCTAAGGATATGCTCGATGAGGCGATGTATGCGTTATCAATTTTAGACCCCAATACCTACGGAAAACAAAATCGTGTTCTGCGTCCATCGTGGCGTAATGGTAGGGATGTCTTTTAATTATAACACATTTAACACCAATGCCGAAATCACCTGCTAAAAAAACCAAGCAGTCGCTTAAGACTTCTAAGGGCAATAAATCATTCAAGAAGCAATCTGCTCAGGGTGGGTGGAACTCTGTGAATTACAGCAAGAACAGAACGGCGTTGTATGCTCCGCCTGTCCAAGACCAGCGGAAAGATTTAAGCCCTCGTGATCGCATCGAAATGATGCGTCGATTGCGTTGGGGTGACCGCAATAGCGGAATGGTGCGTCAGATTCTCGGCGACCTCGTGCAGTATTCAATCGGTGACGGCATTAGGCATCAAAGCCACGCTGAGAACGCTAAACTCTATGAGGATTACTTTACGGAGTGGTGCAAAAAGTGCGACATCACGAATCGCTTTAATTTCTGGCAGGTGCAGTCTATTCTTTTGAGAAGTGCAGCAAGAGACGGAGATTCATTTGCTATCAAAACTCGGAACGCAGGTGACAAACCTAAGTTACAATTAGTCGAGGCACATCGAGTCGGTAATCCTTTGCCTCCTGAAAAAGAGCCAGACGGAATGTTCGATGGGATTCGATTCGGTGCTTACGGCGAATTAGTTGGCTATAATGTTTATAAGAGCGACGGAAGTAGTCGTGAGATTATAGCTCCTGCAGTGATGCACATCATCGACCACGAATACGCAAGTGGTGCTCGTGGTGTTCCTGTATTACAGCACAGCTGGAATGACGTGCAGGACGAAATGGAATTGTTGGCTATCGAGAAAACTGCAGCGAAAACCTCTGCTCAAATTTCCCTGGTCATCAACAAAACAGGCGGAACGATTGATGACAATATGGCATCGGAACTCGGTGCTACTGCTCCAACGAATTACGGCGATGTCGCTGCGTCGATGGGTGGTAATATTCTGGCTCTTGATGTTGGAGAGTCTGTTCAATCCGTGCAATCGAATCGACCAAGTCCTACATTCACAGGTTTCTTAGAGGCGATTCAGCGCGATATCAGCAGAGGCGTATTGCCTTATGAATTCATCGGAGACCCTTCCAAGACTAACGGCGGTGCTTTGCGAATGGTAGTGGCGAAGGCTGACCGAGTGTTCCAGAAGTGGCAGAATATCATCATTGAGCAACTTTGCGTTCCGACTTGGGGGTATGTCATCGGAGACGCTATTGCTAACGGCGAACTTCCAGACGACCCCGATTGGAATAAGGTTTCGTGGACGACTCCTAAGCGAGTGACGGTTGATGCTGGTCGAGAAGCAGCGAATGACCGAGCGGATGTTGAACTCGGATTGCTCTCGATGTCTGAATTGTATGCTCAACGCGGATTGGATTTCCGAAGCGAAATGGCGAAGCGAGCAGAAGATATGGCTTACATCGTGAACCTCGCTAAGCAAACCGGACTCCCGATTGAGATGCTTTATAAGCCAACGAATGTCCAACCCGGAACTCTGGCTCCGCTTGCTCCTAAACCTTATGTCGAAGAGTCAGATGCTAATTTGAGCACAGATGAGCTCATCAACCAAAACGAAGACAACCAAGACTAATAATAATTAACTAACTATTTTATGAAATTCTTATCTAAAGCATTAAGCGGTCGCTCTCCTCTTTTAATCGACCCTATTGAGGCAAAGACGCACGCTGACCGAGTGAGCACTTACGGAATCTCTGACTTACTCAGTCAAATCTTTGGCGAAACTCCGAAGCCTTATAAGGTCGGAAAATACGGCATTATCCCTGTCGTCGGTGTTATCGGTAAGGGGCTTTCTCCACTTGAGAAAATGACAGGTGCAGTTGATTTAAACGAAATCAGCCAGCAAATTGATGCTTTTCTCGCTGACCCTGAAGTGCAAGAGATTGTGTTTCATATCGACTCACCCGGCGGAACTGTAACAGGAGTCGAAGAAGTTGCTCGCAAGATTCAGAATTCTACTAAACCAACGACGGCTTATACGGACGGAATGATGGCATCGGCTGCTTATTGGCTCGGAGCGTCGGCTGATCGTGTCGTCGGCTCGCCTTCCTCTGATGTCGGTAGCGTTGGCGTTTATATGGCTGTGCCTGATATGTCAGGACTTTATGCGATGTCAGGTGTGCAAATGCTCGTGATTAAATCATCGGCTACTCCTCTTAAAGCGGCTGGTCTCGAGGGCACGTCATTAAGTCAGGAGCAAATTGATTATTTCCAACAACAAGTGGACGAGATTTATACCGACTTCGTAGCGTCGATTAAACAGAAACGCAAATTCGTTGCTGAGGATGCTCTTAAGGGTCAAGCGATGTCAGGTAAGGTCGCCTCGAAAAAGGGACTATTAACAGGTTTGGCTGATTCATTAGGTGATTTGCTTAAATAATTATGCCAGAAATTCTTGTTTCAGATATCGACGGAACGGTGCTCGATAACAACCAGCCAATTCAGGAAGTCATCGATTACATCAAGGAAGAAGGATATCCTGTTTATTTCTTAACGAATCGACCAGAGTCTGACCGCCAGAAAACAATCGAGGACTTAAAGGCAACAGGACTCACTTATCGCAGACTCATTATGAATTCAGGGAATGACAGTGCTCCTGTTTTCAAGAAAGCAGAAATGCAGAAACTGCTCGATGAGGGTTTTGATCCACAGGAATTCATCGACGACTCAAAGGAAAATCGTGACGCTATTGCCTCGCTCGGCATTGAGACTATCGACCCAGCGGACATTATCGCTGAGTCACAAATGCAGGATTCAGGTGAGGATTCAGAGGACGCATTGTCTGACAATACTGCTGAAGTTGCCAATAATAACAAATTTATGACCATCGAAGAACAACTCGTTAAGGCATCCGCTGAAATC